TATCACGCAGGTGAAATTACAGGTAAAGCATTGCGCGAAAAATTAGGTCAAAAATTTGGTTGGTATGGATACCCAAAACCAAGCGCAATTAAAAAATCAAAAACACCACCATTATCAAGTGCACAATTTGACAACAAATTAGGCATAAAAAAACCCATTAAAGGTTTGACAACTCGCGCTCGCGAACAACAAGACCGAATTAACGAAAAAATGGGTTGGTAATGTGCACCAAGTGTAAAAAAATACGAAAAATAATAACCAAAATCATTGCAAGGAGAAAACGCAAATGAGAATGACTGAACTAATACCAAACAGCCCGATTGCTATTCAGAAATCGCGCCGATCTGCAAAAGGTCGAGTATTGACATCAGGCGACGCAGGTAAAATCCTGCCGTTGAAATACGAATGGTTACACCGTGAAGACGGCGTGCAGAGCGGTAAAATCCGCATGAACGTTGAAATGATGGAATCGACCCAAATGTTGATGAACGGAATCGGGGTGACTTTATATGCACACTTCGTCCCAATGCTTGCATTTGACCGTTTTAACGGATCAATGGACGAATTAAACCGATCATATAAAAAACAAAATGGCGCTGCAGGAAGCGTAATACCATTTTTTGAATCAAATAAATTTTTTAATGGATCTAATATTGAAAATCCATCAAGTGCAACAGCCTGGGATACAGATGCAAATGTTGGTAGACAAATATTCTATCAAACTATGGGTATTCATACACAAGCAACAAATTGCAATACAACACCAGTTGAAGCATATAACGCAATTGTTAATCATAGACGCAAAGCACGATCAAAATCGTTACCATTAAGAAACGCATTTGATCATAGATTAGCAGACGCGTTTTGGATCAATAACGGAATGCAAAATATAGTTCCTGATTATGATCAGAACTTAATAGACGGACAAGTAACACTTGCAGGACTAACATTCCAAGCCCCAATTAAAGCACCAAAATACTCACGTGATCATATTACGGGAGTTGCATCATCAAATAATTCAACAACAGACACATTAGGGTTCTCACCTGCAATGTCTGGTGCTGAGATTATTGATGAAGGCGATATGTATTTATTTGATGATATATACGCAGAGTTAACAACAGGCGGTAACGCCACAATGTCACTTGCTGACATTGACCAGGCAAAGAAAACAGCGGCATTTGCTAAATTAAGAGCAAAGTACGATGGAATAGACGACGAACATGTAATTGATTTGCTTATGTCTGGAATTAGAGTTCCAGAGGAAGCAATGAAGCAGCCAATTTTATTGGGTCGTCAACGTGCTATGATAGGATTTAACCAACGTTATGCAACAGACGGCGCAAACTTGGATAAGTCAGCAACTAATGGCATGGCAACAATTGACATGTCATTTAGAACTCCCGCCTTCAACACAGGCGGCGTTATAATGCTAACAGCCGAAATAGTTCCGGAACAACTCTGGGAACGTAAGAAAGACTATTTCTTATACACAACAGATCCAGATACGTTACCCAACTATCTTAGAGATGTGCTTGACCCAGAGGCTGTCGATGTCGTCCAAAATTCACATCTCGATATTAATCACTCAACACCAGATGGAACATTTGGTTATGCACCACTTAATCATATGTGGAATCGAGATGCTGTAAATGTCGGTGGAAAGTATTACAGACCTGCAAATGACGCATTTGACGAAGACCGTGCAAAAATATGGACGGCTGAAGCAACAAACCCCACGCTAAATGAAGACTTTTATTTATGTTCAGGTTTGCACAAAAAAGTATTTGCCGATCAAGTATCAGATGCATTTGAAATTACATGTCTTACTGACATGTCAATTGTAGGAAACACCGTATTCGGTGCAGGACTACAAGAAACTGATGCAACATCTGATTACGACATAATCACTTCACAAGTCGATTCCTCGCGTATCGTTAAGTGATAAAAAGCAGGGGAGCCCTCCCCTCCCCTGCTCATTTTAAAAAGGAAAAACAAAAATGAATAGAATTAAACACGGCAACACAACAAAATGGTCAGCCTCAAAGGCAGGCCAAATAATTGAATTTGCTTCAAGCAAACCAAGACATGTAAAATTTGAACTTACTGCAAACAGTAATGTTGAAATTTGGGTCGCTAACGACAATAAAATGTCTGACGCCGTATTGATGGGAACATCAAACGGAAAAACAGAAATTCAATATACAGCTCCAGCAACAACGTATGTGCAAATCAAAGCTGAGAAATCAGCTGCTGTATTTGTAAATATACCAGACGTAGATCAATCAGTACAAAATAGCGATGAACCAAGTTTTACGTCTATTGAACCACGCGTTAACAACAGCACTGAATTTGATCGTATGGTTCAATTTATGAAACACAACGAAATACAACGCAACGCACAGCTAGAGGCCGAAAGAGCCGCATTAAGAGCTGAAGTAGCAAAAATAAAAGCAGAAGCTGAAACAGTCGTTGAAGCACCACAAGAGGCAGAACCAGATGCAGGAGAAACCACCGAGTAAGTTTCTTCGCTGGATACGGTTTATAGACCGTATCCAGTTCTGGCACAGAGACGAATTAGTCCACAGAACACACGTTGAAGCCGCACGATCACTAGCAGTACCAAACGCCACAAAGATCG